AAGAGTCATTACGAAAAAATTCTTATCAATCAAATCATCTTGCTCGTGGTCATATTCGTCATAAATAACACCCGATTTCCAATTTACCCTCTTAATAACATGAGATACATCAGAAACATTAATAAGTTTAGCAGCTATAGTATCATTATAATGAATAAAAGGAGCAACAGTTGTATCTATTGGGGAAGGAACAATACTATCCGTGTATGTTCCGTCTGCATATTGACCGGCACTATTTCCAGTTGAAGCAACCCATGGCGAATCTTTGGCAATTAGCAGATATATTTTATTGCCCAATCCGGCCGGAGTATCAGTAGTAGGCTTTAATGACTGAATAAAATTATCTGCATTGTATGTTCTAAATGCGTTTGTTATAATAGCAGGCATATCTCAAATCCTTTTTTTAAATTCTGTTTATTTATAATATTTATACAAGAGTAATGTCACTATTCATTACAATTCTTGTTTTTTCATTCCTATTAGTAATATAAGTTGCAATTTTTGCATCTTTAAAATGTTGTATTGTATAACCACCACCTATATCTTCCATCCCAGGTGGTTTCGATATAGGATAAAAATCATTAATTCCACCATTAATTATATTACCAGTTAATGTTCCTGAATCCGGAGTTCTCTTAGCACCATCTCGCATCAATGATTGATGAGATTCCTGAAGTACATATCCACCTGTAACTTCTCCAGTAGTTATATCAACTATAGCGTTCACTACAGCACCAGAACCAGAACCAGAATCCGTAATCGTAACAGTTGGTGTTCCAGTATATCCAGAACCTTCGTTTCCTGATAATACATCCAATCGCAATACAGCTCCAGTTACAGTTCCATTATATGTTTCAGCATCTCCTAATACAGGTGTTAAAACAGCACTTGTCCCACCACCACCAGAAACAGTAACAGTAATCGTTCCAAGAGTATATCCAGACCCACCCTGTTTATATGACGATTTGGATAATCCACCTTCTTTATTAAATTTCTGTTGGTCTATCTGTCGTTTTAGGGGTCCTAATTGTAAAGCACCACCAATTCCACCAGAAACAAATCCCCAATCTTCTGAAGAGGACATAACTCCAAGACTACCTTCAGACCCCGAAGTGCCGTACTCATATGATTGACCAATTGGAACAGCATGATTAATAAATTCATAATCATCAGAATCTGCTGAGGTCAATAAAATAATAGGTACATCTATTTCATAAATATGCCATTCAGAATGTCCCGGTCCCAATCCGGGTCCGTTGGCTTGTCCATCATGTGGCCAAACACCACCAGTAGGCCATTCTTCAAATGGATCAGCAGTACCATTACCTTGTAACTGAACATTTAATCTAACAGGTGGTTCAATATCACCATCATGAAAAATAATCTTATATGGAAATGTATGTACATAAGGAGTACGAAATGCTGTTTCGCCAGGCTGCATCCCCAATCTAGTAGAAAGCAATGATGTTATCATTGATCTACCAAACAATGCAAGACCAGACGGATGTACTAATCGGGTAACATAAGATTTCCAATCAGCTATACTATGTCCGGATTTTATTTCATAAGAAAACACTTGATAATATAAACTATCTTGAATATAATTTGCCGCTGAAATAAATCCATCATCACCAATCCATCTTATCGCATGTTTATCTTCATAACCACCAATTATTGCAGTACCCTTTGCTGTTCCATCACCAATATTAGAAAAATCAAGAAAAGGAACTTCTCTATAACGAAATCCATTTTTAGTTAATTTCAAAGATGCAATACCACCAATACTATCACCACCTAATGTAATATTTGCACTACTACCCGACCCACCAGAAACAGTTGGTATACCTGTATATCCATATCCTCTATGTTCAAATTCAATAGCAGTAATTCCACCAGAACCATCTACTGTCTTAACAAGTATACTACAAGTTCTTCCATCAATTTCTAATTTATCTGTATTATTAATTGTTAGTTTATCACCAACAACATATCCTGTTCCGGCAGTTAGTATTGTGTGTATAGTAATACTTCCCGTTGTTAATGCATCAACTAAAAATTGAGCTCCAACAGCACTTCCACCACCACCCGTAATTGTAATATTATCATCTATACTATAACCATTTCCAGGTTTAGTTATAGTATAACCAGTTACCATACCATCTATTTTTATACTATTAGTTCCATCGGAAACATTTTCCAAAGCCTGAAATGTTCCAACTACTTTAGAAAGATAAATTGTTGATACACTAAACGGACCTACATATTCATTTAATACTAATTCAACAACACCATTAGCAGTAGATGTTGCACCAGTAATTGTTTTTCCAAGAAAACCTGCAACTACATCTGTACCACTTGTATCAACACATCTTAAAATTTTATCTGATGAATACTTACCATCAGATACACGAAGCATATCAGAACCTGGATAATAAAATTCAATCTCCTCTTTATAGAGTAAACGAAAAAGAAATTGAAATGATTTTTCACTACCTTTGGAACGATAGAAATCACGAAGCTTCTTTAATACTTGTGGTTTATTGGCATTAGCAAATACTGCTTCTGGAACATCTTTACCAAACTGATTCTTAAAATATTTTAAATAATCATCTACTGTTTTATCAACATTAAAATAATTATCCAAATTACTAATAATCTCATATGGTTTACCAAGTAATTCCATATACTCATAATAAGCTTCCAAGAAAGCTACAAACGTAGCATGATCTTGTTTAACAAAATCTGGTAATTGTCCTTCTACTTGAACAGATATTCGTTCATCAAACGAAGGATGTATTGGTGTATTTGGATTACTTGCCATATTAGATTATTGTTTCTGAAACCATAGTAACAACAACTGCAGCTGTATCTGTTGTATCAGTTGTTAATATTTGTTCTCGTAATGGAGTAACATCTTGATTATTAACTAATGGCGTTACATTAAATTTAATATAAGCCGTTCCATCTAAAATTGTATATGGATTAAAATTATTCAATACAATCTTACCAGTATCATAATCTATTGTACCTTGATTTTGTGAACCATCTGCTATAGTAAAATATGTTGTTGGACTCCAAGAAGTAACCACACCACTTGTATATACCGCTCTAACAACTTTAATTATTCCAGCACCATCATCAAGTAAATAATATGTATTACCATCACTAGTAGTAAAGGCAGTACTTACAACAGAACTTTTAGTTAACGGTGCATTAAACTCCAATGTATATGTAGAAGTAGTTCCCAATGTTTGTGGGGTCATTCTCATTTGGTATTTAATAGATGTTTTACTATTTCTAATTCCATTATCTGTATTATCTATTATTTTTGTCAAATTAGAATGCCTAAACTTCTGGTCAAATTTCTGTAAGCTGCTTGTAAAATAACTATTGATAGATGTAGATATCGAAGCCTTTAAAACATCTTCTGTTGATAATAAAACAACAGGGTCATAATTAACAACTGTATCTACTAAAATATAATAAAAAATAGGATCTATAATTTCTGGTATAACTGTAACAACATTTGATTTTTTAAGAATACTTGTTTTAATATTATCTTTAGTCGTATTACTATATGATGTATTTCCTGTTGGTTTAACTGCAATATACACCTTACCATAAACAGGAGGACTTGCTTCTTCTCCACCAAAAACAGTAAGAGATTCTATATCAGGTCGCTCTTGCAATAACAGAGCTTTATAATCATCTTTCGTTGTTGATCGTTTCTGTGCCTGATATAATTTAGGTGCATTATTCTTTAACGATTTCATTGACTCTATCGCTGCACCACCAGTAGCTGCAACAGCAGTAGTCAAAGTATAATTTGCAGAAGTCTGTCCAGCGACTGTTCCAGTAGCTGTAAATGTACTTGCCTTATTAGCTGCAACACCACCCGTACTTAAATATTCAATAAAAACAATATTACCATCAGCTAGTTGTTTTCCAACAGCACCATCACCAAAGAAAATTTCATATTTCTGTTCTTCTACTTCTTGAAGAAAATAAACTTTCTGTGTAGATGAAATTGTAGTTACATCTAAAGAATTACCATCTGCATATGTTACAAGAGTAGAATCACTTGCAGAATTTTGTACTTTTACAACAACAGTAGAAGTATCTACATTTGAGTTTGGAATAAGAAATCGTTGGCCAGGATTAGCTAGATCAACCGTGTATGCATTATTTAAAAGTGTACCTTCTTTAATTGCTAAACTATTAACATAATAAAGATTACTAATAGGAAAAATCGTTGTTGCAGTCGTTGTTGTAAAAGTATAACTGTTACCAGAAATTACTGTTTTGAATTGTGTATCTTTTGCAATCGTAAGAGAAACAGGAGAATTGGATGGTGTAAATGTCATATCCAAATAAGCTGTCGGTGCGGTTACAGATGTTGGAATAACATTCAAATGTTTTGTATGAGAAACAACTGAGGAACGGAGAGATGCTGTATCCAAGAACATTTCATTACCAAGCATATTTGCATAGTAAGCCATGTAATGAGTATTGTATGCAAGAACATCCATTAAGATGTCCATACTACTTCCATCAAAATCATAATCTTGAAATTGTGTTTGTGATTTTAAATGTGCTTTTAAATTTGATTTTATAGAATCAAATTCTAAATCTGTAACTGATATTTTATTGCTTGCCATTTACCTTATCCTCTCTAAGAATAATGAAACTTCAATCGGCTCTGGGGAATTTATTATTCTAAAAAATATAGAAACATTAAATCCATTTTTATCTATATTTCCTGACACACGAACATCACTTTGTACATGAGCTATTTCATCAGCATTCCCAAAAACATTAACTCTATCTACAACAACACGAGGTTCGTAATTACGCAAACAAGTTGCAATAGCTTCTGCAATATCGTGTTTCGTTGCAGCTGTGGCCAAACCAAATAAATGTCGTGTTACTCCACCATCAATTTCTGGATGAAATTTCTTATCATACTTATTGGTCTGAATAAGATTTCTTACAGATCGTTTGACAGCTTCCACATTTAACTTTCTAGTAATATCTTTCGTCACAGGATGTTTGGTAAAATCCAAATCCAGATCAGCCCATCCTCTAGTATGTGTCGAAAGTCCCTTCTGATAGATTACAGCCATTATCGTCTTTTCCCTTGTCCCTTATATCGTTTCCAACTTACTCGTTTCTTCTTATTCTTTGGTCTACTTCTTACAGAATGTCCAATAGATGTCACTTTTTTAATTACTTCTCGCTTGTTTTTAACCACCTGTTGAGCCATATTATCTCCTCATATTTATAATAGTTAATGAGCTTTTATAAAATAACTACTCTGATCTGTAGCCGATGATGCATATCTAAAAAAAAGTACCATTAATTTATTTCTTTTTATTGATGATAATTCTGGTGTACTATGTATTTGGTCTATTAATGTCAATCCACAATATTTACCAAATTTAAATGAATCTTTCTGTTTATTCCATAAAGTAGTAAAAGAACTCTTATCTAAAGCTTTGCCCAATTTTTCTTTTTCAATAGTCTTTGTTATATAATTACCTACTTGAAATGGTGTTTGTATTTTTTTACTTCCTTGACAATATGTTTCAAAAAGATCCCATCCTTTTGTACTGGCAAATGTTTTTTGTTTGATAGCATTATATAATTCTGCTTCTCCATTATCATTAATTCCACTCCACATTTTTTTATTAAAATCTTGTAAATAAAAATTAACAGGCCCACCTGAAATTTTACCTGCTTTGGCCGCGGCAGCAGAAACTTCTCCCTGCCAACTAGCAATTGATGAAAATGGTCGAAATTGAAATTCGTGTGGAACACCATCCACCGTAATTAATATGTATATATCAATAGAACTAAAAAAATCTCCAGTTTGACCAAATCTATATCCTACATATTTAATATTTTTAGAATATCCTTTTTTAATATCATTATAAATATCAACTTTTACAGAACCTGTGTTACTTGGTTTCTTTAAAGAAATACCTAAAACACTTCCTTTTTTTGCAAGACGCTGAACTTCAGCATTTAATGAAGGCCATGTTTTATAGAATTTTTCTTCTACTAATGGTTTTTCTGTTGCTCCAACACTTTCCATCCATATATCACCAGGATTCCATTTATCAGGATGAAAAGAAAGTGGAGCAATAGAGTTTGTACCTAAGTTCTTATCTATATCGTGACACTTTTTCTTAGCTTCATATATCCCTTTCATAAAATTAGAATCTCTATGAAATCTTACATTACCAGAAACTTTACCTTGATATTTTTTATATATAGCATTTGCAAGTCTAGTATAAGCTTCAATTTCTAACCAATCTTTAGGACCATTTTTTTTACAATTAGCATAACTTTCAGAAGCATCAACAAACTTTGCTGCTGCTTTTAAATTTGCAGTATTAGCACATTTTTTACCAACTGGATTTTTACCAGCAGTATTAATTTCACCTATCGGTGCTACATTAAATGCTAAAGAACAATAATAGCATTGCATTGATTCAACATACTTGGTAAGATCAGAACCACCACCAGAACCTTTGCCCCCTCCACCAAAATCAGGATCTTTAACAATTTTAGAACGAGGAGCAGTTAAAACTTTTTTTGATGATTTTGATATAACATAAGAAAGTATTTGTGTTATTGGATTATATTTTACACCATATGCTTTCGTTGTACCAACAAGAAAATAATCATTATCTGGTTTTACCTTTTTTGGAATTGCTCCAATATTACCTTCTTTTTTTGAACTTCCTAATTTACATTTGTGATGAAAAATTTGTGTTCTCGTATGTCCAGCAAATGCACCTGCACTTGTTTCTTTTTTCATATCGGCCGCAGTCAAATTAGCCATCTATCTTACTCCACTCGTATCCACTTCATGTCTTTGGCATGCTTAACAGAATCATTCCATTCTTTCTCATTTTTAAAAATAGTAAACTCACCATGTGCCTGAGTATATCCAAGAACATTACCATCCTTC